TGTTATCCCCTATGGAATATGACCAATTTATTGCGTCCTTACCTAGTGGAAAACGCGACGCGTACGGTAGGGCGTTAATCGAGCTTGAGAGGAATGGTCTGCTGCCAAAACACACTGTGGTGCGTTTGTTCATCAAGAAGGAAAAACAGGCGATGAAGTTGCAAGGTGGGAAGTGGTTTTACCCGCTGCCCAGGCTAATTAGGCCGATGGCCATGGAGTATAATTTAGCGCTGGGTGTATATATTAAGCCGTTGGAGAAAATAATTTATTCGTTGATTGGTGACGTGATGGGGGGTCCCTCAGTTAGCAAAGGAATGGATTCGTTTCAAATTGCCAGTGTGGCCCATGACAAGCTTACAAGGTTGAAAAGTAGGTTTGGTCGAGTGGCTATGTTGAGCTGCGACATCAAGAAGTTCGAGTTGTGTGTTAGTGTTGATGCACACAAGGCGTTTATTGATTTCTGCTGTTGGATGTTGACCACCAAAAACCATAAAGATAAATTGCGCAAGTTGCTGGAAAAGCAACTTAACGTCAGGTTTGTGTCTTATTGTGTTGATGGAGTGGTCAAATTTAAGTGTGAGGGCACGTTATGTAGTGGTGTTATGAACACATCGCTATGGGCTGTGTTGTTAATGAGTATTGCGCTGATAGCCGTGGGTGATAGACTGGGTTTAAGACCAGGTATCGACTATGACTTCCTCAGTGCAGGCGACGACACCAACCCTTTCGTGCCCGTTGTTTACTTGAAGAAGTTCACGGCAATGTTACCCGAGGTGTTTTTAGAATTGGGTTTCATAATTAAGGTAGATGCTGTTACAGAAGAATTTTCTAGGATGGATTTTTGCCAGTGCCGCCCTGTTTGGGATGGTGCTAGATGGCGGATGGTTAGGGAGCCGAATGCGGCCCGGAGCAAGGACTCTTTGTTTATCCACGAGGTAGCTAGTGAAAAGCAGTGGAATGTAGCTAGAGGGTCAATAGCCAACTGTGGGTTGGCCTTGTGTCGGGGCATGCCTGTCATGCAGTCTTATTATTTGTTCCTTGGACAAGGGCTAGATTTGTCCAAAGCTGAACGAAGAGAGGATAGCGGGATGGGTAGGTTGGCTCACGGATTGTCTGCCGGGATCGACGGTGTTACCGAAGAAGCAAGATTTTCATATTATGTCGCGTTTGTAGTGGAACCTTACAAGCAATGGTGTCTCGAGCAGTTGTACTCGACACTAGAACTGGTCTGGCAGAGGCCCCAAGAATTCAAACACAGTCCCAGTTCGAATTTAATAAAGAGTATCCTAAACTAGTATGGTCAAGGCTAAGGTTGCGAAAGGAAAGAAAAGTAAAGCCGTTAAGAGCGGCAAAGGAAAGATGAAGAATAAAGTAAAGATGGCTGGTGGAGCAAAGTTTGGTGGTGGGAAATCGTCCCGCCCCTCACTGGAGGCCACATCAGTTGGTCTGTCTGCATGCGCATTAAAGTATGCCGTAGCTCTAGCAGAGCCGTTTTCGCCCGCCGCAAGGGGGGCGTGTTTACCATGCTACCCGTCGGAGCCTTCTCAGAAGGTCACGGGCTACATTAGGTTTACGGCGGCAGCAGGGTCAGGCGGTTATGGATTTTGCGCATTTACACCGTGTTTAGCGAATGACACCCCAATTGCATTCTACACCGGGTCCGGCTTTACAGGAGTCAACGCCAATAATATTTTGACGGCGAATGACACCTTGGCAGGAGGCGTGTCTGTAACGAGTTGCACGAATTTACCTTATACCAATCTCCAGTTAAGATCAGTCACTGGGGGCGGGCAGGTTTATGGCCGTGTTGTATCATTTGGTTATCGTATCACATATGTAGGAACAAC